CCATTGGTCCAGAAGAAAGAGCCACATTATCTAATAAGATTCTAGTCGCTGCATTCATAGTGTTTTGTGAATCACGCATCATACGAGGTACTCCTGTACCCCAGAAAGAATGCGGATTTTTTTCATAAGGAAATATGAAGTATGGTATCTGTCCACCTGCTAGTGGATTCAATTGAGCTTTTATTATTTTATCTTCAAGTAGCCAAATGTTGCACTGATACTCTTGAGACAAGTCATCAGCTGGGTCAAAATCAATACCAAGGTCTTCTAAATCGTGCCCGTTCAAAGAACCCCAAAATTCTAGGACTTCAAATTTAAAAGTTTTATCTGCATAACTTTTTATGTTGGCTATAGTTCTACGGTCCTTTTCATGCTGTTCTTCGTAATGATTACCATCTTTGTAATAGAACAAACACTCATTTATTGCTTCAACATCAAAGTTAGGAAAGTCTTTTAAGTCTGCAAGTTCTTGTCTGGAAATGATATGCCTTCTAAAAATATTACGCATATCTTCAACAGAAGTGGCATAAGGGTCTGGATATAAATCAAATACTGATACTGCTTCCATCTCAGGCATAGGTTCTTCTTCTATTAAAACGGCAAAGCCGTTTTTGCCTTTTATCCATTTATGGTCTTTGTTTATTTTCAAAGTACCTGCTTTCATTGCCCCTGTACCAAAAATAACTTGTTCCATAATAGCTTCTTTCATTTTGCCTTCAAGATTGTTTTCTACAGCTTGGTCGGCAATTTGTTCAGACATAGCTTCAACTCTTCTAGTTGTTTCTTCCTCAAGTTCTTTTTTGAGTTCTGCAATACGCATCTCAATAATAGGCTCAAGGTCTTGTGTATTTACCTGTTGCGATACCGCCATGATTTCTTGAGCAGCTCTTTCGGCAAGTTCCATTTCTAATAGGGGTTGTTTGGTTACAGGAGTTTCTTCGATTGCAAAAAACTTTTGCCCTGCTTGAAATAATAAATCGGTAATTCTGGAGTATGCGGCTAAAACTTTAGTACGAGTCAAGCCTACATACACTTGCGACCTGTCACCTTTCTGTTCTATCTTGGCTAAAACTTCTGGGTCGTATTGTCCCATGAAGCTTCTTAAATCTTCTATCCAATCGCTTTCGACATCATTACGAGCATCTCGATATTCCTCGAACTTAGCTCGAAGCATACTGCCAAGAGTAATTAGGTCTTCTTGTTCTTCAGATTCGACAATTGCTATGCCTTCTGGATTTAATTCTTCGTCTGCCATTTAGTAAAAAAATTCTTTTCTTTCTTTTTTGAAAGTCTTTCTGTGCTTTCTTGGCATACTGTTCAAGCCAAACAAAGCAATGCTATAAGCCATTATTCTATCATCAAAACATCCTGATTGTGCATTTGTTATGCCTCGAGCATCTACGACATAAGTTCGTAGCTCGTTTATGAGTTCCATATCCACAATGCCAGATTCGCCTTGTCGCAATAGATGCACTAAGTTATCAATAATTAATGGCTTTGTCTTGGTTGTTGTTAAAAAACCTGCTCGTCTAGTGAGCTTGTCTACATACGCATCGTCTACGGTTTGTTCAACAAACAAGTTTGGATAATTAAGTTCCTGTATTTTTCTTATAGTAGTTAGCCCGTGATTGTTTCTTTCTATCAGAGTCCAAGCTTTGTTGTAAAAGACTGCTACTTTTAAAACTATGTGGGCGAGGTCAAACGGGTCTACATGACCTGACCATGTGGCGACCTGATTGCCGAAGTGGTCTAAAACTTGAATGCAACTGTAGTCTCCGTGCTCGAGCCCCTCCGCAACATCTACTCCAATACAATATCTTAGAGAATCCCTTGGATTCTCGAAAATTTTTAGGAGCCCATTTTTGTGTTCTACGAAATCGTTCTCTCGCACATCGAGGCGGGAAATCGGGGTATAGCATTCTAACGCAGCTGAATCTATGTATTTCGGCTCTACGAATAATCTACCTGTAGTTAAAAACGCTTCCTGCGGGGTAGACGGGTATTCCTGTCTGAATAGTTCTTCCGAGCCAAGTTCTTGTATTTTTAATCTGCGATAGAGTATTTGTTCATCCGTGAGCTCATACATAGCTTTCACATCTTCTTCTTCTCGTTCTAGTTCAAAGTATTTATCGGTCTTACGCTGGTATTCGGGCATCATGAACCAAGGTATAAAACATATATCCCACTCGCCTTCACCCCGTAGAGCTCTCATACACGCATCATAGAACCAGCCTCCTGCTCCATTCGCAGTCGATTCTAATAATATCTCAGACTCCATTTCGGGGACCGTCTGGAGCAAACTCGGGATAATATCGGCATTTGGGTAGAAAGCGACCTCAGACCCATGCAAATAGTTCGTAGTCCATCCCCTCCCAACTTCGCCTGTTCTGGCTGTCGCAATCCTCCAACGGGACCCGTGTGTAAAAGCCATAGAGTTAGAGGTCGATTCTTTGAGTTCAGGGGTCACCAAGGGGTGTGGCAAATTATCGTAGTAATTACGCACCATGCTAAAGATAGCTTTAGTAGATTCGTTCAAGTGCGATACTACTACCGCATTTAGGTTTTGATTGGTTGCCGTCTTCCAAAAACCCCGTGCCTGACAATATGTCGAAATACCCGTTTGTCGTGCCTTTAAGATGAGCATTCGAACCCGTTTTTGATGAGAATATTGCATTTCAATCTGCTCATCTAATAATTTTTGTGCTTCATTAAAAACAAGAGGCTTTAATTTGCCCTGTTTATCTATAATTTTTAAGCAATGTTCCGAATAAAGACTGAGATTCGTCTTGAAGGTATTTATAATTTTTTTTATTTTATTTTTTTCGGAATCAATTTGCAAAATTACTACCCCCCTTATGTCCACATGGGGTATGTGTATATATGTGTATGGTGCGGTCGAGCCCCTGCCCCCGACCCCTTACGATTGCTGCTCTTCATTGATAGTGGTCACTTACCTATATGGTCATTTGCGGAAGCCTCACCTAAGAAAGGTGATTCTCTTCCTTTATAAAATCTAGGGTATCAAACCAATTTTCTTTCATTGATACCTCAATAGATTGGCTTTCCTCAAGCATTCCATAGAATTTCATAAGAATCTCCAAAGCCTTTACCCTTGAGCCTGACGTATGTCCGTTTACTTTACCAAGGGCTTCATCCTTAAGTTGTTGGATTATTGCATCATGGTCATTGAGGTTCCTTTCTTTAGATTGTTTGGTTTCTTTTGCCAACATTTCTTGGACTTCATCATCCTTCATCAATCTGTGACCTTGCGAATATGCTGACCTTGGAGAATAGCCAACTCTTTTTGCTGCTTCTGTAGCGTTCTTTGTGACCATAAAATGCTGCACAAATTCCTCTTTTCTTTGCTTCACGGATTTATTTTTAATCATATTCTTTTTTTTATTCGTTGTGTTCTGCAATAAGTTTACACCAATCTATCAATTCATTTAAGTCTAAAGTGTACTTCATCATGTTAATAGCTAGGCATACCAGAGCAATATTTTCTGGCTCATAACCAACATCGTTTTTAACCCTATCAATGCTTATATTAGTGAAGTGCGTTCCTGTTCCATCTTTCACAAACGTCATAGGCAATCCGCTATATTTACAAAGTCCTTTTTGCTTATCATAAACAGCATATAAATCTTCTTTTGTGATTGTAAATCCGTGTGTTTTTTTTCTTTTATGTGAGAGTTGATTGTATAGGTTAGACATATAGGAATAAGGGGAGCGGCTCATGTTTTTTCTTTTCCCCGAAGCACGGCAGTCACGGCATATATTACTTGTGTAACCTTTGCTTTTTTCGTAGCGGTCCAAGGTTTTTTCTTTCCCGCATTTGTTGCAGGGCTTCGCTTCTAAACTAGGACCAATCGAAGGGGAACGTGTCTTTAATGGTGAACTCAAATTTGTCCTCCTCTTTCAAGATACTTAGGAATTTTTTCATTGCTTTCTTGCTCATTGATATTGCGGGTCTTCCCTCCATTATTTTTTCCCCGATTAGGATGCAGCCTTGACTATCTGTCTCTGGAAAGTTGCCAACATGAAAAAGAATATAAGTTCTGTTTGGTACATCATCCACTATAAATGTTTCTCCGAACTTCTTAGATATATACCTTGAACAAGTATATGTACCAGATGGGATGCAGCTGACATTTTTTTTATTCCCCCGAAAAGCACGTTCCGCTGTATAAAATTCCTCATCCTCAATTGTGAGTTTGCCTAGGGTGGCTTCGGGATGATATGCGAATCTTTCGAGTAGAACCTTCATTTTTAATTTCACTCTAAGAGGGAAACAACAAAGCCAAAGTTGCAACACCTGCAGCAATGACCGCCCAAGCAACTCTTTCAACCCAGCCAACATATACCGTATTCTTTTGCTGTTGCTCTTCTAACTTTCTCAATCTTCTTTCATGGTCGCTTACATCATCTTTTTGGTTAATGATTCTTTCCTCGAGCCTCGGAAGTATTTGCGTTAGCTTATGAACCTCTTCCATTTTTTGTTCAAGGTTATTAAGTCGCATTTCTATTTCTTTCGTTTCCATTGTTATAGGGTATTCATAGAAGATACAACACAATCAAAGCTGCTTCAACTTTATGTTTCATTCTGAAATAAATGTAATAAAAGTTATAAGAAATATTCTTTTAATAAAAACACAATCTAAAAAAACATATAAAAAAATCAATTATTTTTCGTTTGACACTTGACAGCCTCTATTTTTAATTGATAAGGTTCACATCATGTTATTACAAACAAAACACAACAAACGCAGAAATGCAGGAGAAAATATGAAAGATGTAATTTACAGAGAAGACTTTTCAATGGCTAAAGACCATCAGGACTTACAATGGTTTTTGGCGGATGGGAGACAGTTACTTTGGGACTATAAAGTTGCAATAACTGAAGCTGGAGACAGAAAAGGCTTGAAAGATACAGTTTATTTCCAAAAGCTTTTGAAACGAGTTCATGCAGATTATGAACATTCTTTAAAAGCCCTACACGGAGATTTTTTATATCATTCAAGCAGAGTTAATGCAGCTGAATTGAAAGACCTTATAAAGCTTTATGAGGTACCAACAGACGAATCTGAAAAATATTCTGACTTGGAATTTGCCTATGAATATTATTTTACAAATAGTAAAGACCAATTCAAGCATAGATATAACCCTGCTGCTGCAAAAAAATCTCACGAAGATTTTTTGAAGCGATTCAACAAAAATTTTACTTTGGAAGGCATTGACAAAATTTTCTACAAAATTGAAGGAGACGCAGATTCAGATTATATTTTTCTGCTCAAAGAAATAAAAACTTGGGGGCACTAATCTGAAATCTATGTTTACTGATGGACTTTATGGTAAAGACATTGTTCAAAGACAAGGTAAAGCTTTAATGCGTTGGTTAGACTTTTGTGAAGCAGCTGGAACAAATCGTTTCAAAACTTCTGTTTCGGATATTCAAAACACAATAGAAAAATATAAAAAATATATGGAGGATATTGAAAGCACTTCTGACGAGTCTTAATGAGACGAAACACCCCTTCGGGGGTGTCAAGTGCGGAACATTGGGTTCTAAACAAAAAAACTTTCATACGGAGAAAATATGAAAAAAGCTAGAAAAAAACAAATTGAAGTTATCCAAGAAAAATTGGTTGCTTTGATGGAGAAGGAAGGAGCAAGTTGGTCCAAAATGTGGGTCCAAACTATGGCACCTTTTAATATTAAATCTAAAAAAGCTTATCGAGGAATGAATAATTTCTGGTTAGCAAATTGTCAGATTGATTGGGACCGCATTGCGGAAGAAGAAGAAGGCTTGGAAAAAGGTACACTTGAACTAGATGAAGATGGAAACATTCTCGAATCACAAGGAGAATATGAAAATACTTCACCTGTCTGGGGCACCTTCAAACAATGGAATGAACTTGGACATAAAATCAAAAAAGGTTCCAAGGCTCAAAAAGTTGTATTTGCTTCCAAGCTTGAAAAGAAAATGTCTTGGCTTACTGAAAGACAAAAAGCAAATGTAAAAGCAGGTGGCAATATGCCTACTTACTTTGCTTGGAAAGAGTTCAGTGTATTCAATGCAGTTCAGATTGAAGGCTTTGATTCAGAAAAAATTGAAAAGCTTTGCGGTAATTCTAAGTTCACAAAGGAACTAGACACAGAGAAGGTCGAATCCCTTAGAACATTTATTAAAAATACAGGAGCAACAATTTTATACAATGAAACAAATCCTTTTGCATCTGTTGATGGGGCTTATTTTTCACCAAGTAAAGATTATATTGGAATGCCTTTGCAATCAAAATTCAATGATGATATTGGCTTCTTTGGAACTCTCTTACATGAATTGGTGCATTGGACGGGGCACAAAGACAGACTTGACAGAGATGTTCAGCACGGCAGCAGCAAAGAGGACTATGCAAAAGAAGAGTTGGTTGCGGAGATTGGTTCCGCCATCCTTTGTCAATTGCTAGGCATTGAGGCATCAATTAGAGCCAATCATGCACAGTATCTTAACTATTGGATTAAATCTATTAAGGAAGATTCTAAAGCTATGGTGAAAGCTTTTTCTCAAGCTACTAAAGCGGTTGATTATTTATTCAGCTTTCAAGAAAAGATGAAAGAGGAGGATGCAGCTTAAAGCACTACTGAGGAGACTTTATGAGTCGAAACCTGTTTTTTCTTTCCCCCCGAAAAAGCAGGTCTAGTGCGGGAAATAATTCCCAAACATAATTGCAGAAATGCAGGAGAAAAATATGATAACTGAAAAACAGTACAAAGCGATGGCGAAAATAATAAAAGAGGCTTCTTGGCTAATTGATAAGGGACCACACACTGCCAAGGGTGTTGGCATTAACCCTTATGACTTAGTCTATAACTTAGGTTATTATTTTCAAGAGGATAATCCTAATTTCGATTGTGAAAAGTGGCTCAATGCTTGTACTCCAGAACAGGAGGAAGTATGAATAGTTACGAAATGGAAAAAAATATGAAACATCTTGATTCGCAAGGAGAAATCTTCGTGGGCAGGTGTGGTATCTATATCCTTTACTGCCAAGGAAAAAATACATGGAGGAGAAAAGGTCTTTTTGAAGTTCAGAAAAATGTAAGAACAGTAAAGGACTTTGGCAACATGGGTTCTACGTTTACTGAAAAAGATTCTAATTTTCAGTGG